GGTCTACTTCGCGCCCTTTACGCGTTACATCAAACCCACTGCGCATCAATTCTGCCATTACATGCGCATACCCAGTTCGTTGATGCGAGCCATAATCCCCTTTCGGTAACGATCCTTGCAATAACTTCATACCCAGCGACGATAACCGCCCATTGTGTAGATGCAACATACCTGCTTTTGAGTGCTCTACCGTGGTGTACTTGGCTTTAGCCTTCATATAACGAGCAACCGCTTGCTTATGCTGAGGCGTGCCACGCTTTGCCTTATTCATTAAGGTCTTTAGTTTTTCCGCTTGTCTGAACGCAATGAATCCATCATCTATCACTTCCGGCATAGCTTCCCAAAGCGCTACTTTCTCATTGTAATCTTCCGCTGTTAAACGGTTCACCTGCTTTGAGTTAGTGGTTAGAGTATCGAGTCCTTCCGCAGTAACTTGTTTCAGGTTACCCAATACTTTATGGCTCATCATATCTTTCAATGTGATTCTTATATCTGGGATAACCGCTTCAAATAATGCTTTTATTTGTTTCGTTAGGGCTTCAGGACGTCGGCTCTCGCGCGAACCCGAGAAATGTTTGTTAATCGCTTCCGCAATAATAGCCGCTGGAGCTCGATGGTCCCCCATTCTCCGCGAACGCTCATCTGCCGTTAAATTCTCATACCCTTTTTCTTTGTGTAGCGGATCATTAACTAAGTCGGGGTCCTCGAAGTTCATTGCAGCGAGCTCCGATAAATTATCATCCACTGACCCATCGTATTGGTCTAAAAAATCACTCTCCTCCGCGCGCTCTTCCACAGTGCTAGATTTGGATAACCCCTCCTGTGTGGCCTGATCGTCAGCGAAGACCTTACCGCGCTTGAAGGCTTCTTTCCTCCACGTATAGGCTTCGTCCAGTTTTATCTGCAGGAGTGCCCACTGTTCTCTATTATCCTTGGACTTATACTTCTTGCCCTCGTTCGCTCTCCTCCGAAGTTCGCCAATCTCCCCTCTTAACGCGCGCCACTCATCTGCGTCTTCTGGGGTTAATTCCGCCCCATTAGGGAACTTATATCGTGTTTGCCCTTCTTCCCCTATCATAGTGGGGGCCCCAATATTCAGTATTTGCTTAGCGCGTGCGTTTAACTTTTTAGCCGCTTTCAATGCTGAATCAAGTAAGGGTGCTATCTGAGCCTCAAGGGCTTCAATTTCTTTGCTCTCTTGCTTATTTGGCGTCCTTTGTGTCGCTTCCTCAAACGTAACCCCCTGACGTCGCAGCCCCGCAGCCGTTTCCGTCTCAGGGACCCCTATTCCTAAATCATACAACGCGTATCCAGCTTCAAGATGCGCCTTCCGCGCTGCATCTTTTTGTTTCACTAGCTCTCGTCGCTCAGGGTCCAATGCGGCCACTTTATCTTCTTTAGCGTACCTAAGTTTTTTATCTAATTTCGCTTCCTCATCTCGCGTGGAATGAAGTGCATCAATTGCCTTCTCAATCTGTTCCTCTTGGCTAAGCGGTTTGGGGGTTTCTAATTTTGCTTCTGTTTCTGCTTTTACTTCCGCTGTTTCTGCTGTTTCTGCTGTTTCCGCTGGCTCTGTTGCTCCTTCTGTTTTCCCGCTTTCTTTGGTCGGCTTATCCTGCGTCGCGTACTTAACGCCATCAACCGCGCCTCCTACTGTTGAGAATGCCCCACCCACAACTGCGCCCGACGCGAAAGCGGTTCGCATCTCTTTCATATTCTCTTCCGAAAATACATCTTCCCCAGTGTGTAGCGATACCGCTGCCTTGTCGATGATGGTTTGGGCTAACTCGGTACCCCCTTCCACAATAGAATTCATGCCAAACTTGGTGGCGATTTTTGCTGCGAGATCCCCCACGCTTTTTGCCGGTACCTTATACGCATCAGCAACCGAACCTATTAAGTGTTTCAAACCCGCGTATTCCAACGCTGCTTTTGGCACACCTGCGAGTAAAGCTGTCTCGGGGGAGTCCACCCCAGCATCGCGGAGTTCGATTTGAGTTTCCCCCGCGACTTGGCTATAGATACCCGCTGCCGCTGCGGCCTTGCCTCCTTGGGCAAATCCTTTTTTAGCCTGGTGCTTTATATATGGGTCGAGTACATTTTCACCTAATAACTCATGTACTGAGCGTCCTCCAGTGGCGAAGCCCTGTTTAGATTTTTGCTTAATGTATTCTTGGAAGGGTTTTTCGCCCAACATGCGCTTCATGGATTTGCCGTACGCTGCTCGCTTAGCGATCTGTTTGGCCGCTATACCACCTATGCCCCCGCCTCCTATAAACATCGCCGCATCCATTGCTAATTGAGGGACTTGCTCACCAATTTTTTCTATTACAAACGTACCGAACTCCGCGAGGTTATCCACATCATCCCACGAGTGAATTCTTGGGGGACTTAGATCTGCTTCTGCTAAGGCATTAGCAATCCCATCCTCCGACCACTCAGCGACCGCATCGGCCCCAACGAGTTCACTTACTGCGTTGGCAAAACCGTACGCCATAGCTTTAGTTTGTTTCGCTCCACGCGCTATTGAATTTGCAAAGACCCCATCAGGGTTACGCAGATTGGGCCCCCTCTCATGCATCGCTTGATCGTAAGCTGCTTGCCCCGCTGCTCTCCCTTCTTCGGAAGGCCCCCCCGATTCATACGCATCGACATTAGCCATATGTTGCTCATAAATATATTTTGCTGGGCTATAAGCCGACGTAAATGATCTCCCATTCCGAATACTCTGCGCAGCGTAATCCATATCATTATTAGCATTGCTAATAGTTGCAAGCGTGCGCCCGAATACTCCTTTTTCTCCCGCCCGAGTAATCGTAACCCCATGCTCCGCAAAGCGTCGTAAATCTTCAGTAGCCGCATCTCCCCCCCGCTGGGCAGCTTCGCCTTTCCAATGTTTAGCGGTTTCAGGGGAATCCATCCCCTCGACCCGAATTCTCTCCCCAGTTCCCGAAATTTCGACAGTATCCCCATCGAGTACGCGTATTTCCTCCGCTGAATAATTCTGCCCATCGCTGGGGGATGTACCAAAAACTTCACTGAATACTGTCATTTTAACTCCAATTTTTGTTCTACAAAGCGCTGAGCAATCCCCTCGTGGGGGTCTTTATCTTGTCCGTACTGTGAGAGCTGCTCCACAATTAAAGCCTCATACTTGTCCGGGTCATTTTTCTTTAACTCGTCCATCATAACATGAGCTTCCATAAATGCGGGGATAACGCGGTTGCTGATGCTCCCATGCGTATCCAATACTTTCTCCCCCCATTTGGCCATTAAGAAATTCACTCCTCCATATTCGTCCCCATGGTTACCCAACGTTTTTTCCACCGCAGCAATGATTCGCATCGTATCATGCTGGCTCATTCTCGTAATATCCGAGGGTATTTCCGCAATTTTTAATTTAGCCACTGAATTAGTAATGGCCTCATATACATTCGAAGCGAACGCATCTGCATTATCAAACCCCATGCGTTTTAGCTGAGCTTCGCTGTACGATTTTGCCCTTTCCTGCACGCGGTCGTTGAAAAATTTAGCGTTTGCAGTTGCCATTTCCTTCGCAGCTCCTTTTAACTTACTGGTCGCTGTCGCTTGCTTACTTATTAGATCAAGGTAGGTTTTATAGTCCCCTCGGGCATTATCCCCCGCCAATAAATTCGCCATAATCTCATTCGATGGCGTTATCCCCGTCATAATAGACATACGCGCATACGCTGCAGCTCTCGCGGTTGGGGGGTATTTACCACTTGCTAATACTTTAGCACTTTGTGCCCCTAATGCTTCCCCCTTCCCTGCCGCCTCGGCTGCCTTAACCCCTTTTTCCGAATTCAATACAATAGCCTCGGGTTTAACCAGTTGTGGGTTACCCTCGGAATTCCCCTTTTGCGCCTTTATTAGAATATTGCGCTGCTCCGCTGCAGCGGTACGCTCTTCGGCTGTTGCATCCGGCTTCATTACTAAGTCGGTAGCTATGGCTATACCCGCTTCTATTTTACCTTCCTCACTCTCGTCAGGCTGGTCGGGCTGCTTGTCCACGGCAAGTTGGTATCCAGATCCAATTTGAGTCGGGCCTTCTATCTCTTTATTCAGCTCAGCCAATCGGGTTTTAGTTAATTCTATTTGCTCCTCCGCAACTTTAATATTATACGGGTCCACATTCAGTCTTGATTTCAGCCTATCCAACTGATCGATTTGCGTGCCTACGCTTTTCTCCAACTGTCGCTGCTTCAGTTTGAGCAACTGGGGGCTGCGTTTTTCGTTTCCTTCCGCAGGGGTATCCTTGGATGTATCCTCCCCCCTCATCGCGGCCCCCAAATCTGCTTTAGCCTCCTTGGCTTCTACCTTCAGCTTTTTCGCTGCGCGTTGCGAACGGTTGTCCTGCTCCAGAGCGGTTAATGTATTCTGCTGTGCTTGAGGTAGAGTGCTTTTATGCGCCTCTTTCGCCATACTTACTACTTTTCCTTGCATCTCCCCCAGCGCATTTGGGGCGTCCCCCACAATATCCATAGCCAATCCAACATTAGTGTAACCCCCTCTCATCGTGGCCTCATTTTTCATCGCCTCGTATGCGGCAGCTACAGGGATTTTTAAAGGCACATCTTTACTGTCCGCTGTTCCAGCAAGCGTCATTGGCACCACGCGCTTGCCATCCCATTTCCCTCGGCTGTATTCTTTTTTTGAATCCTTGGAGAACCACCCCTCATCTATTACCACCATTGGGGTTAGGTACTGGGCGCCTTTCTCGTCGGTGGTAATCTTCCAATCATCCACCCCCGCGATGTCCTCATTATGCTCCCTCAGCTCCCCAGTTGTAATAAACCTGTTCAATATGGGTTTCATCTTCTCCATCATCCCTGGGGTGGAGAACAGTTTTTTCTGTACGAAGTTATTGCGGCTCTCATCATCGTTAGCCCCGGCTGCAACTGCTTCCTGTTCGAACGCCAACATTTGGCGGCTCAGCCCCTGCGCAAAGGCATCTTTTTGCCCCTCTTTGTGCTTCTGGATGTTCAAATTCGCATTTGATACTTGCGCCATGCTGTTCGATGAGGTACTTAACCCGTGGCTCACGCCCCCTAAAACATCTGTTAAAAGTGCCATTCTTCTTTACCCTTGAGTTGAGCCGTAAGTGGCCAAGCCTGCGTAAGGTCCAGCAACCATGCCGACTCCGATGCCCGCAGCTATGCCACCAATTTGTTTGAACGTGTTGGCCTTATTTTGGGCCTCCACTTGTTTGTTGTAATTTTCAACGTCCGTAAACGCCGCCGCACCTTTGGCCATCATGCTCATACCGTTTCCTTGCAACATATCTTGCAAATTAGCTTTGGCTGTTCGCGCCCCTTGTTGGTATTCATGCTGTGCTTTGACCGCCATGCCTATGTTGGCTTCCGTGCCTAATTGTTTGGATACTGTGTCTTGGTAGGATTGGTTTGGTTTAGGGGCGGTGCCGTACATTTCTTGCGCCCTCGTTCGCGTGGCCCTCGCCTCGTCAAAGTTCTTCCCCCCTGTTTGCCTTGCCGAATCTTCGATGGCAGTGCTACCTATTGCAGTATCCAACTCTGTTTCTATTTCATTTACGCGGGCATCAAATGCAGCACGGTCTTCCGACAATGCGAACGCGTATTCTTCCTCCGCATTCATGGCCACTTCTCTGGTGCCTATTACCTTTCCATTTTTGGTTAGGGTCTCTGTCTTAATCCCATTCTCATCAATGTCGTAGGTCTTTTTCGTCCTAACCTGTCTACGGCCCATTTTAATTTACCCTATGCATTTTTATATTATCCAATTGTACGGCTTGCTTGAAAAGTATGCGAAATCCCCCTAAGATAAACGGCAAAAGGAGATTTTATGAAATATTTATTGCTGGTGGGTTTAATTCTAGGATCTAGTGTCTGGGGCGAAGGTAAAAAGGTCGTTATCCCCTCCAAACCTATGGAATGTTTTACGCAGCTAGCGTCTCGGATGGGGTATTCCGAGTTCACCGACCATTATATAAAAGAGACGGTGACCTCGGGGCTGAAAGGCGGGAGGGCAGTTTCCAAGACCTACTTATACTGTTCGCGCCTCCTCGCGCTTGAGGATCTCATTGCTACTATTTCCGAAGGTAAGGGTTCATAGCGGCAAAGTAGTTTTTTCTCAGTTCGTCCGTAGCAACCTCCCCCTCCTTCAAGCTTGACTGGAAAGCTTGTTCAGCTCCGTACATTTGCACCGCACCACTGGCGATGGAACCGATCATTGCAGACTTACCCGCATTAACCGTCGTTTCCGCCTGAGCGTTAGCCTTAGCCGTGGACATCGACATGTTAGTAGCGTGGGTCATCCCCTCAGCCACCTTCGATCCCGCATCCACCGTCCGGCTTAATCGGTTGTTAGTCCCTTCCGCTTTTATGCCTTCCGCTGCGATCTTGTTAGTGTTGGATAGTTTGGCCCCGCTATTCGCGAGTTGTTCAGTGGCTTGGGCTAACTCATCCCCATCGACTACCGCAAGTTTATGCACATCTTTGGATACCAATGCCATATCAGCACCTGAGCGGCCTTCCAAATATTCAGTGCGATCAATTTTAGACTCCGCATCTAGCGCCGCCTCATTCGCAGTGTAGCCATCCGAGTTCCCCCTTGCGCGCATGGATTTACCCCACGCGGCTTGGATCTTCGCACTCTCAGGCATAACCATTTTGGCTGCTCCACCTCCACACATGTTATAGCTCCTTCCCTAGCATAACGCCCATGCGATGATACCCTGCCGCTTCAAGTCGATCCAAAGTGGTCGGTGTGGCTATACCGCTGCAAGCGCCGATTACCATAGAAGTACAGCCCATTGTTTTGGCCAATTCTTCGCATGCTTGATTCAATTCCAATCCCACCGTTTGCCCTCTATGTGCAGGGTCCACGTACATCACTTCTTCCAGCGCAATAATATCTGTGTTCATCAATTTATTTGCCAAAGAGAATGTCATAATGCCCACGACTTCTTCCTCGTCGTTGTACGCGATGAAACCGTATGAGGGCGGAACATAATCCGTACTTAGGTAGTTAATTTTTATATAAGATTCAACATGTTCCTCGTCATATTCTTCCGCGCAATAACGTGATTCATGGTGGAATGCCTTCGCGATTTTCATTGTATCCGCGAGTGTATCCAGGCTAATTGCTACAATACTCATTCTTTAAAGTCCCCCATATTCCATAACACGTAATTTGGCAGTATCGTCCTGCCTTGATCGAGCCCTCGCTGCTGCTACAGCTTGGCCAAATGCCATCCCTTCATGCTGAGCACGCTGGGGTGAAGCCCATTCTTGGTGATCCATACTAAAGAGCCCCATCAGAGCCCCATGTATGATTCCCCTATAATGCGATTCCATAAATTGTTCTTCTATCCCTAAACTTTTACGTGATGGGATAAGCGCTACTGTAATATCCAGCGCGTTTACTTCCACTTGTTTAGGTACCGGTGCCACCGTTACTTCATTAGGTCGCTCGGTGAAAAACTGGGTTATCGTGCCTTGGCGCGTATCCCAATCCCTAACTGTTTGGTTTAATAATTCTCTCGAAGTTGGAGTAAGTTTTTGCCCTTTGTATTTCACCGTCAGCATTTTTCCCACGCGGGTTTCATCCGGCGGGTATAGGTCATATACGTTCACAGCTTGAACCAAGGTGATAGGGTCTAGGTTCTGGACCATAGATTCACTCTCGGTATAAAACTCAATTGCCGCGTTACGGATAGCGCGTACGATTGTGGGGTAAGGGGCTTTTAGTACTTCTAGCTGCACCTCGTCTACTAAACTTGTGTAGGGGACTATTGCCATTACTGGGGTGCCTCATTTGGTGAGGTGGCTAATTCATTCTGAATCTTAGTGCCAATGGAGTTCGCAAATAATGAGTAAAATTCCTGCGCCTTACCTTGCATAACCACATCATCCATATCCACGCTGTACGCTCTGTAGACCAAATAATAAATAAGCGAAGGGGCGTAAATATCCAATAGCGTGATGGGTTGGGCCAGATCAGTTAATCGAGCCGGCACTTGGCTGTACACCAGTTCAACAAAACCTGTTGTGGCTGGGTATACATAAAAATATTTCTCACTAATGTCATCAAAGACATAGTGGATAGCTTCGCCGATGTCGCGAGCTTGGTGCCAATACGGGTCCGATGAATCCAAATCAGCTTTTGTTGTTGAAGTGATGGTTCGCCCTGGGGTAGAACCATCCAATCCAAGGTTACGGTTAAGCCTCAAAAAAGCCACCGCATCCGAGGGTAATGGCTGACGCGTGCCTGCTACTAATTCATGCGCCACATTTTCAGTGTGTGCATCGTATTTGAGTCCCACAATCTCAAGCTGACCGTCATTAACGGCATCCAGAAAAAATGAGTCATCAAACCTAGTACCAAATGGGTTGCCCGTCTTATCTTTTAAGAGAGAACGCGCTGTACCCGCAATAGCCTGCGCCAATGTTGCCATATTTACTTACTTTCCAAAGCCGCTTCACGCTGCTCTTTAGTTGTATCGAAGCCTAATGCTTCTTCCAACGCTTTTACTCGCACTGCACCATCAACTGTCAGTTTTGACGCATCACCTTCAGCTTCAATCTGTGCAATCATGGCACGAATCTGATCTATCACTTCCGCGTCAGTTTCCGCAGTAGCGCCAGTTTCAGTTCCTTCAGTATTAGCGGCTTCGCCTTCGCCCACAGGTTCTGGGCTAGATGTTTCAGTCGCTTTATCAATCGCTGCCACTGCAGCTTTAGTTTCTGCATCTGCTGCTCCAAGCCCATGGCCAATTAGCGCATCCACAAAAGGCTCTGGTACTTCGCGGGGAGTGTTTTTCTCAAACCGCATCAAGTGCATGCCATCATTAAATACATCCACTCTTCGAGTGGTTAAACTAATCATTTCAGCCATTTATGGCTCCTTCGGGTAAAAAAATGGCCAAGCATTAGCCTGGCCATTTTCTCTATGGGTTAAAGCGCGGTATCTAGTACCAACACTCCGTGGTCTTCCACTGCACCAGTATGGTTTGAGTGGAACTGGGCTTTCAGCATGCCGAAGATTCGACCTGAAGAAATACCTTTTTGGTTACCGTAGTCGAACTCTTCTTCGTCCCAGCCAGCTTCACCGATGTCTGCAAAGCCCATCGCCTGCGCACCACAAATCAGAACTCGCTGACCGTTGACTGCACCCGCTGCACCCCACTTAGAACCACCCGCTGCTTTAGCCGTATTGAATACGTGGCGGAATTCATGGATGTACATGCCATCTACTACGTAAGTGTTCGCCCCAGCGAATAAAGGGTTACCTTTGCCGCGTGTGAATGCGTGGCGTAAGTTTTCTTTAAAGTCTGCGTCGCGTTTAAGCTTCGCCATACCTACTGGGGTTACGAATACATGGTAAATTTCTTCACCACCGTCACCGACTACACCGCGAATGTATTCATCTTTGGCGTATGCTTTTGCGTCCACTAGAGCGTTATACGTCAGTGTGTCTTCCGCTTCGATTAATGATGTATCACCATCGTCCACCAGCATGTCCTCAGATTTATCCCAGCGTAAATGACGACCCGTTGAAGGCGCCTTGTTATCTGAGGCAAACTCTAAGTTTGCGAACGTCGCATCTGCTCGCGCAGCGCCTTTGTTCGTTAAACCGTAGCTAATACCCGATAAAGTTAGGAAACCTAACTGATCAATTCGATCCGATAGCCAGTACGATAGCTTATCTTTAGCCTGGTCGCGGAAGTTCACAACTGATTTCTGGTCCGCTAAGCGGCCTTTAATTCGAACCGCATGACGTAGTTGATCAAGGTTGATCACCACATCATAGGCTTTCATTTCTTCTTCGTTGTCTTCCAACTGATTGTCGCCGTTCACACCGTCACCGGTTAAATCTGCAACGAGGGTAAGTACCGCTCGGGTACCTTTTTCACTTTTGGTTAATTCTGTAATGCGTTGAATCATCGCATTGGCTGTTTTGCCCATGAACTGACCTAAGAAAGATCGGTTACGAGCCTGTGTCCACATGGACTTTGACCAGACCGTCTTTTGCTCAGACGTTAAGGCCGCGAAATTAGTTAATGCCATTGTTGTTTAGCTCCAGCTAAAAAATTGAATAAAAATAAGTTGTTCCTGTTTCCCCTTATCGCGGAGCTGCGGTACTGCTTTTTTGTGTTGACCATTACCCGTCATCGGCGGTTTTGTCTCGTAAAACCAATCGTGCCTACATATTAGCAATGCTAATAGTCGTTATGCAACTACTAGCATTGCAGGGTTAATTAAACTATGTCACCACGTAACTTAGCCAATTCACGTTCACTCAATGCATCAAACTCATCATCTGATAAGTCTTCCATACGCAGCGCCTTAGCCGGACCACGCCCAGACTCTCCACGAAGTTTTTCCGGCTGTCGAGTAGTCTTAACTTTCTTCTCCACAGCTTTCTTGTGCTTCGCCTCTTTGCGTTTCTGTACGGGGGATTCCTCCTCCTCCTCTTCATCCGAGGCCACAAAATACTCAGGATGGGCCCCAGGTAGTAAATCTTCTACCGCCTGCTCCAAAGCCCCTGCCAATGATCGGCCACTTTGGATGTACGCGTCGCGAAGCATAACTACTTTTTTTGCCAGAGGTTCATTAAAATCCGTTCCCTCCGGATCCAACGCAGGGAACGTTTCCGCAATGCGTTGCGCTACTACATTTAGCTCGCGTTGGGCACTTCCCTGTACGCTTTCAGAACGCACCTCTTTCTTAATCGTTTCCTGCTGCTGCACTTGCATCTTACGTAATATCTGCACGTTCAGCTCAGCGGCAGCGTCCACATCCCCTTGCAAAGTCAGCTCAGCGTGTTCTTTGCTCATCGCCACAATTTCCGCGTCCTGTGTCGCTTCTGCTTCTGCCGCTTCTTCCGCTGTAGGTGCTGGAGTTTCCCCCTCTATTTGCGATCTTAGGCGAGCATTTTCTTCTTCCAACTTTTCTCTAGCCTGTTTTTCCGCTTTGTACTTGGCTATCTTTGCGTCCATGGCTTGTTTAGGAACCATGATAGTTTTCTTTTTAGCCACTGGCTCAGGCTCGAGATCAGCTTGCTCTTCGCTCGACTCTTCGCCTTCTGTATCACCGCTGCTTTCGCCTTCTTCTTCGCCATCAGAATTCTCGCTTTCGCTTGATTCCTCACCTTCTTCTTCGCCTCCCTCCGCAGCGTCTTCTTCGCTCTTTTCTTCCACAATGCTGTCTGACTCTTCGCCATCGTCTTCATCCTCTTCATCAAGTTCATCAAGTTCATCAACCTCGTCAAGTTCTCCAACGAAGTCGCCACGGTCCACGGACTCTTCCTCCGATAACTCTTCCCCAAAGTCATCATCCACTCCGGGCATGCCTGCGAATTCAGTTTCGTCCGCTACCGCTTTATTTAGCTCTTTCATTCCCATCTTTGCTTCCTTCCCCTTTCTCGGGTAGTTGGTTCAAGTAAATTGTTTTATCCGCATCCGCTTTTTCTTTCATCTGCTGCAGTCGAATTTTGTTGTCGTTGGCTAGTAATGCTAAACGCTCGCGAAGTTCTAATCCCTCGCGTGACATTTGCATCGAGTGGTCCATCTTATCTAACTCAGTGGTTAGTTTTTCTCGGACCTCATTCGCTTTGGCAATGGATAATGCTGCGGTGCCTTTCTTAGCTTCAGCGGAGGCTTGTTTATCCATCAACTCAGCTTCCACAAGTTGCATCTGCAATGCTTCCATTTTCGCTTGCTGCTCTTGCTGCTCAGGAGAAGGTTCGCCTAATCCAGAAAGTTGTTTCACCTCTTGTGCGATGGCTTCTTTATTCTGCAAGCTCGAATTCATAATTATATGGTGGTCAGGGATCATTACGTTCTCGCGACGCATCGAGATCATTTCCGCAAATACCTGCTCTTCCAGATTCACTCGGTTTGGCATGGTGGTTACCACAACGCGCATTTCCCCAGAGGCCACATCGTTTTCTGTGCCCTGCTCGGTTTCTTTATTCAGCGTCATCGTGCTATTCGGTTGGCCTGGCACATTCACATCACTAAAACTGATCGTGCGCTCATCCGGCATAAAGTCTTGTACTAGCTCAACTACTTTCGCACCAATTAGGCGACGAGTACGCGATAGGTTTTCCAGAGGCACCTGCAACTGCAACTGCCCAGAATTCTTTTTACCCTCAAGCGCTACCCCCGAAACTTCCGCTCCTTCCAGACCAAGCATCGCATTGTTGATGCCTGATATTTCTCGGATAGAAAGTTTTGATTGATTCGCGATTCGGTCCAATCCCGACGGGATTTGGTTGGGCTTAATCTTTTCGACTTTCCTGTTAGGGTTTACTTCAATTACTACCCCAGATTTACTGCCTTGCTGGCGCAACTCGTCAGCGGTCATGCCATTCAACGCCCCAGTCTCCACAATCCAACCACTGTTCGCTGTGGTATTCACTACATGCAGCTCTTGCGAGATCAGCTTATTATGTTGTTCCTGAGGGCTAATTAAATTACGTATAGGCCCCATTGGGCGGCCACGGCGGAAATATGGGAAATAAGGGATAATAGAAAAACTGCGATACTCAGACCAATCATCGTGCAGCACCACAGTATCCACTGTTACTGTCCAGCGGATTTTCTCCACCGATTTTTTGAAATAAATTACGCCAAGTTTATCCGCCAGCGCTTTAACTTTCTCTTCCCTGTCAAACTTAGGGTGCAACTCTCTAACATTTCCCGTATCCGCATCAATTAAGCAGTAAACAGGTACAAGTTTTTTATACTGACGGTCAACCGCTCGCACTTTTCGTACGAACTTAGCATCCTCGTCGTCCACCGGTGTTTGCATCTCGCCCGGGGTTGTTTCTTCTTGCCCAAATAAAATTGAGTCACTTCCGAACGACCCCGTAGCAGTTTGAGCAAGATCTTCTACTTCTTCCCGCTTATCCAAACCAAACTGAGATTCGATCTCATCCAAACTGTACCAGCGTGAAACGGTAATCTCTGGCCACTCGTTCGGGTCATATCGTTTAGCGTCTTTAGGTAAGATGACATCAAGCGGGTCCAGCACATCGATTTTTATCTCGCCAGAGATCTTGCGGTTCCAATCCATGCGCAGGTCAAAATAACCACGCTCGGAAATAATTCCGTCCGAAAAAACGTCACTTTCTAGATCATCAAAGCCATTGGCTTCTGAAACAGCCATCCATAATTTGTTTAGCCCTTCCGCCCCATCGGGAGAAGCACCTTCGCCTGGCTTAAATCTTAAATCGGCTCGGCGCACCTGCTGCTCACCTAACAACACATTGATCGTAGCCATGATCATGTTATTAGTAAGTGCAGGGCGACCTTCTTCTTTCAGCTTCGCCAAATCTGCAGGGTCCCATTGTTCGCCGGCATAGAACCGGTCGAACTTGAGTGCGTCTTCCACGTACTCGGTATGGCCTGCATCTCGCCCACGGGTGTATGCATTAAAATTGCGCTTGGCAATTAGGTAATCGTCGTCCCGTTTAGGCACTGGTTATTCCCCTAAATTTTCTTTGGCATCTTCGACTACTTCAATCGAAGCCAAGTCCGCCACGGATAACACCGCCAACACAGTTTCCCCCTTTACCAAAATGCGATCGTTGGGGCGCAGTGGAAGTTGCATGTGGTTATATACGATGAACGGCGTAACCAGCGAGTAATCAATTCGGCTTTGATACGCTTTGTAAATCTGCGAATCACTGCGAGGGTGGAACTCAGGTTTACCATCCATGCCAAGTATGCGTAATCCCGCTTCTAGTCCGGGGGCGTACTCAAATGGTGTTACTTCCGCTTGTATCTGTGTTGGCTGGTTCATAGGTTTCCTTATATTAGCATTGCTAATTATTTCAAATGCATATCGAGTATGCGACTATCGCTCAGATTGAACCAGCCAATAAGCAGATGGAATCCGCTCCCCCGCTGGTTCGGGTAATTTTGTGACGTAACTATAATAAGCCTCGCATGCCATCTCAGCCTCTGCACAATCATTCGCCCTAGGGCATCCTTCGCAGGGGCTAGGTTCTCGCATCGCATGCTGTAAAAACTGTTCGGACTCAATCGCTCTAGGCACTCATTGCTCCCCCGCCGGAGGTCGTAACGCCTAATGCGCTCAATTTATCCCTCCAACTTTTCTTTTTTTCTTCTCTCGGAGGTGGGATGGGCACGAACATTTCCATCATCTTACCAATCCACGCCAGCGCATCCACTTGGTCATCGTTCTTACCATCGGGGAATCTAAGCATTTCATCCTGCAACCCTTCGTACCATTGCTCGTACTCAGGGAAGTACACCATGCCTTGCCTCATACGCCCTTGGATCGCTCGGGCTCGGGCAACTTTATCCGCGCGCCCAGGAGGCAGGTCCTCGACTGTGCACCCATATAAGTTCCGTTCTCTGATGCGTATATTAAGCAGCGGCGTAAGCGACATCGAAATGTGCCCTTTCTCCCACCCAACCACTTGCGGGGTGAACTGCTTGTACTTATCCAGCATCTTATTCACGATCTGCAGGCCATCCCATTTCCCGCGAACTAGGTCCAAGACCCAAATGGCCCCTTCCCGATCAATGCCAACAGTAACGCCCACCGTGTAATCGTTATCCTGCTTCTGCCCGATGGCCATATCCCACGCCTGATAAATCGCGAGGTCTTTTAAATCCGGTCGATTAGCTAACGAGTACTTTTTGAAATTATCACGCTTAAAATAATCCCCGTCCGTTGCCGTCGGGGTTTGCTGATACAGTGCACGCCAATCTCGCTCACCAATCGCTCGACGTATCTTCGCGAACGCTTTCTCATCATATCGTTCGGGGTGAAGTGCTTCCCCCTCGCGTCGGTACATCTCATCATGGTCGGCAATCGCGGGGTATCTCACAACATCCCACACATCACCGCCGCGTTTTTCTTCCTCCAGCAACCAACCTGCTAAATCATCATCGTGCCAGCGGGTCAAAATGATCAGTACGCCCGCTCCTGGCGCCAATCGAGTATAAAAAGTGGAGGTGTACCACTCCTTGATCCCTTCTCGGACCGTTTCCGACTCCGCTTCTTCCCTGTTTTTTACAGGGTCATCAATTATTCCGATGTGCATCCCGTTACCGGTCAATGGACCAGACACACCAGCGGCCATGTAGCCCCCACCTTCCTGTAGCAACCAGTTTTCAGCCGATTGGGAGTCGGTATCAATGTGGACTTTCGGGAATATGCGCCCATAAGCTGGGTCGCGGACCATAGATCGAACTTTTCGGGAGAATTTAAGTGCCAGAGAACTCGCGTACGAGGTGGCAATGACTTCATGCTCAGGGTAATTGCCCAAATGCCAAGCGGGGAAGTTCCTAGATGCCAGCTCCGATTTCCCCGAGCGAGGTGGCATAAATAGCATCAACCGAGGGCCTTCTTTCCGTGCAACCTGCTCAGAAAACCGCTCTAGCCGGCGGCAAATATCCTTATGCACCCATCCAGGGGTATATGCAGGATTAAACTTCATCGTAAACGGCAATAAATTCGTCGCCGCTAACTTACGGCTCGCGTATTCCCGCAGTGCATGCTGCTGAACATCAAACGGCTTCTCTGCCGCGTCCAGTTCTGCCGCTCCAGGGACTGAAATATTCGCCTCATCAAACCCACCAGCTTCATTCACGCGTAAATTCTGCCTCTATCGGTACCGGCTCAGCTAACGCATCCTGCAAACCAGCCCCTGCCAACTTCAGCAACTCCTCATCCGACATCCTTTCGAGCTGCTTAGTGTTACTAATCTCCACACTCGACCCATTTCCGGTAACAACATTCACATTAACCGAGCTTCCGCCCGATCCTGGCGACCCTGGATACAGCGCGTGCAACTTCGCCAACTTATCGATGGCATTCAACTCCTCAGTTGCCGTTGCCGACTTACCGTGAGCCTCAAAAATCATCTGCGTCAAACTCTCGCGCGTCACATTCAGCGAATCGAGCTTTCGGGCGATGATGTGTTCCAAAATTGGCTGTACATCATCACTCTTCAACCACTTAGCCGCACGATACGGATCCTTATACCCCGCGCCCTTAGCCGCAGCCGAAGGGGAAGCCCCCCTCATGTGCAGCATAATCATCTGTTCCTGCTGAGAAGTAAGCGAGGGGATATTCAGGTACTCATTCAACCCCTGTAGATACCCCAGCTCCGAATCTGTGATCAGTTGCGCCATGCATCTCTCTTACTAAAACTCGCGTAGTACAACCTATCCTCTCTGCGCCTTTTGAGCTTTAAGAAAGCCCAATACAGTGCCCGTGCCGCGAACGTGATCAGCAAACTGACAACTATTACCGCAACCGCATATATCCCCATCTCAATCGCGGGTTCCGCGGGGTAGTGTTGGACAATAGTAATCCCCACATGGATTAGCGCAGTCACTATCGCCATCAAGCAATACAAAGGATCCAAAAATATATCGCGTTTACGCATCACCCTTTTCCCCCATGGCGCTTAGCATGAATTTTACGTCGGTGTCGATTCTCGACCCTCACCAAAATAACCGCCACCAAAATCGACGCAGCCAAAGATGTAAATGCCGCCATCGCTATAATTTCGTAATCTTCCATAGGTATCTCCCCGAGCAGAGCTACATTATAAGCAATGCTAATAATTAAGAAACCCCTAAATTCGCCACTAAGTTTTCACAAAAATACAGCAAGTCCTTATCCGTAAAACCATTCTTCGCATAATTCCCAATTTTGCACACCAACCTTACATTCCCAATCACATACCCTTTCACAGGATCGATCCGGTCGATACTGGGCCTCCACGGATTCTCCCGCGGCGTCGAATGAGGCAATTCCAAAATAAACGGCACACCCGACAATAAACAAATACCTTCCTGCTCTTCCCATAGCGCCAATACATCCTCTTTCTCTAACTCAAACAGGACACCTCTCCCACCTGCCCGCTTACGAGCCTGATAAAAAAGCTTGGATAAAATCCTACGCCGGCAAACCCTGTTACTGCTGTGCACAGCCGTTTCCCTCGTCCTAGTTCCCATGATCTGTATCCCACTTTGGGGGGGAGTGGGGGAAAGCCCCCTTAACTAAGCCTCCAGAATCTAGGCTCTAGGCTCTGGGTCCTAGGCTCTGGGTCCTAGGCTCTGGTGTAATCTTTCTTTCAGTAGATACCCCTCAAGGGCCCAAATCTTATCCCGCGCATTTCCAAATGCTATGGATTGCCCTATCTCTTTGTCAAAGTTCTCTGGGCTTGCGCACGCGCTCTCCCCAGTGACAGTGAATCCATTGACCAGCGTTAAGCAGCAAACGGTTAAGCATGTGTCTGGAAATACGTGGTAATCAGTACTTTTAATCTTAGCGTCAATGAGCTCCGGAGTTAGTCGGGGGGCGGTTAAACCTTTCCCTTGTATTTCTAGTTCTATCGTAGCTTCGGTCATTGTCTTTCCTCATAAAATAAAATATTAGTATCGCTAATATCCCATTTTATCAGCAAGGGCCCTAGGTATGCGAAGCTAGGTCGCGGGTTGCCGCAAAAAATAAAAATAAAAAATATGAAAAAAATATATTTGGCGCCTGAGCCTGTCCGGAGGGGTCACATGAGGTTCTGGTTCCATGGGCCTTCCCCCGATTCCGTTTCGTACCTCACCGAAAACGGAAAAAAGCTCAGGGGCCCCCCGAAAGTTTTCCAAGTCACTAGGCAACAGGACATAGGTACGTGTGAAGAGGGTTTACGGAAGTATCTTAAACAAAGGAGCATACCGACATGACCAATACCATCACCATCACCCTAACAGCCACCATCCACGACCTAGACAACGACACGAAGCATACACAGCGCTTCGAGGTTGAAGTGCCTCAGACCTCAGCCGCATGGGGATTCAACGACGCCGTTAGGGATGCCGTTCAGGATCTAGGATTCGTCTTCTTCGAGGTCTATCAAGGCGGTGAGTACATCACTGGCTCAGAAGAATAACACCTATAACCCCTCTGGCTCTGGCTAGAGGGGTTTCGTTCGTGTCTTTAACTAAAGGAGAGACCGAATGCTTGATTTAATCGATATAACCCTACTATCTGCGGGCGTTACCTTAATCTGGGTACTAGGACGTATGGCGGGGCGTAGAGAGTACGTGGAAGAAGTACGTGCTGAAATGAATGCGATTATTGCTGATCGCGACCGTAAAGAGTTCCTAGGTACTGGTGCCTTCGAGAACTTCGTAGATGATTACGAAGATGACGAAGACGACTACGACGAAGGGCTTGGCTACTAACCCCTATAACCCCTCTGGCTCTGGCTAGAGGGGTTTCGATCGTGTCATCACACAGGAGATATGACATGAACCAACCACAATGGCTTCGAATAGCTACCTCACTAAACCGCTTATATGCCGCTGATGACCGAGGCATGCCCGAGCTGGAAGAAATCATCCGCGAGGATGAGTACCAGTTACGCGATGAGTTGCACGCAGCTTGGGAGGAAGGGGGTTTACCTGCTCGCTTCAACCAAGCTCAGTCCGCTGGGGGATATAACGAAGCCGCAATGATTACCGCAGCATTGGATTATGCCGAGCAAGAAAGCAGCTCCAGCTAACACCTATAACCCCTCTGGCTCTGGCTAGAGGGGTTTCGATCATGTCATTAACACAGGAGAAAGTGACATGTCTTATTCAGCCCAAGCTATAGAAAACGGTAAAGTAATCGACGATATATTCATCGCCGAGGAACAACTGCTGGCGGATTCCATCTGCTTCGCCGACCCGCTCTTGATACTTGAAATGGAAGTAGAAGAGCTCTACCCAGAAGAGATCGAACTCTTCGCTTAATCCCCCACCCCTCTGGCCTAACCGCTAGAGGGGTTTCGGTCGTGTACTTGCAATATCGCTTGTACATTTGATTTCACAATTGGAGAAACCTATGAAATCTACTAAAACTGTTACTGATACTTTCATCGACGCACAACTAGAAGTGATGGCTTCTGGTAATGGTAAGTTGAAAGCCTTAGCCACCTTAACCCAAGCCCAGCCTGATGCGAACCCTGTACATCGTATTCTCGCCGCTTGGAAGTTAGTGGCTACCGGTAACGCCGCGACCTCGAAAGAGTTAGGTGAAACAGGAACCCCGTTCTACTTCGGTATATTCCTGAAGAACCTAATGAATGGTAGCACCCGAATCGCTGTCCGTTACGGATATGCGGTTAGCCGTGTCGAATCGCTTCCTGATGTGTCCGCTATGGATTTTGAACACAGCGACGGAGTGGAAGTTGACGCCTACTGCGCGGATGCCCAGTTCGAGGACAATACCGCGGAAATGCTTGAACAGATCGCCGACGACCATGACCTGCCTGTAATGGACATGGCCCGAATCGAGCATGTGATTGGCGTCGATCACCGTAACCTGAATAAAATCTGGTTACTGGCCACCGCCCACGAATACTCGCATACTGGCTCGCTTGCCATGTATAGCTGGGATTCTAAGGAAGGTAAACGCTGGGTGAATCTAGGTTCATCTAACGATCTGGCCGAGTGTGCTGCCATTATCGAGCGCGAGAACGTTGAACGCCGCGAGCACCAAGAGCAAAGCGACCGTACCGCTAACTTAATAGCGATCCGCGAATTCGAAGCTACATTCGAAGAAGCGTAACCCCATAGAGCCTAGTCCTTACGGACTAGGCTCTTTTTTTTATCCCCCTTTTTACCCCCAGCGCCGAGGTTTTGGTTGTTGTTGGGGGTCGTTGGGGGAACCGGTTTTGGGAGCTAACACGGCCCAAAACTTCGACCTCGCCAAACGCCCGTCAAGGAGACTTTGCGGTTGACCCCGTGGGTTGGTACCTAGAACCTAGGAAAAGCGAAGCCTGTCCTGTCAGGTGGAGACACGAACTGGGTTTCAGAAGCTAGGACGCAGGACAGTACGACCACTCAGCACCTTGTGTTGATGTAGGTAGGTACTGGGGACCAGGGCGCAGGTTGAAGGACAGTGTGACCACTTCAGCACGGGTGGGTTGGAGCCGAATAGGCTGATCTCTGACGGGCTTCGCCCCGACCGGAGGTGGGAAACTGCTGTGTGGTCATTTTTACATTAAACCTATATCTACGTAGTAGATATACTCGTGGCTGTATATTTGCAAATCCGATATGGCTTCTTTTTCTTGGTGTGAGTCTGCCCTGTTTTTGGGGGTGATCACGCCCTATAATTTACTGGAGGTCTCCTATGGGTGATAAGACTTTAGATACATTCCGCGTTTA